CCATCATGTCGATGGTTAACTTGGCGGCAACGCCAACGCCAGCACCTGGGCTGATCAAAGCTCGGGTGCTGGTCGCCGGCTCCTTCGGTGCGCCAGACGATGTTGTCAGCCTTGCGCCAGACGCGCTTGCTGCTGGCGTGTCGGCTGGCCAACTTGACCCGCACCCAGACGCAGTGGCTTACGCCGAATCTATGTCTGCTGAAGTGATCGAATGCACGGCAGAACAGCGCCCGGACGACGCAGAACCAGGCGTGCAGATTGACACGCAAGGGCTTGAACCTGTTGCAGAAAAAGCCATTGCAGCCGCGCCTGAAAACAAGATGGTCAAACGCGCCTACACGCGCAAAGCGAAGTAACCGAAACACGCCAAACAACAAACCGCCCACCGAGGCGGTTTTTTTACGCCCACACCATGTCACTGCACCTTGTCACACCGGCATCCGCGCTCGCTGTCGATCTTGAGGACGCAAAGCTACACCTGCGCGTCGATGACGAAACAGAAGACGACCTGATCACCGCATTGATTGTTGCCGCGACAGAAATGGCCGAAACGCGAACCAACCGCGCCATCATGCCGCAAACATTCGCCTTGTCGATTGACGCATTCCCCGATGCCATCGAACTGACGCGCACACCAGTAACCAGCGTGACCAGCATCACTTATGTGGATGACAACGGCACAACGCAAACACTCAACAGCAGCGCGTATGTGGTCAACACCGCCAGCGACCACGACTTTGCCAGCATCAAACCAGCCTACGGCCAGGCATGGCCCGCCACCCGCGTGCAGGAAAACGCCGTGGTTGTGCGCTACGTTGCCGGGTACGCAGCAGCGCCTGAGAGCATCAAATCATGGATAAAACTCACGGTCGGCACGCTGTACGCCAACCGCGAGTCAGAAGTAACCGGCAACGGTGGCCCGATCACACTCGGCTTTGCCGACCGGCTGCTAGACAGCTTCAAACTGCACTGCGTCTGATATGCAAAATCCTTTGCGAGCCCCATTCCCCTATTTCGGCGGCAAGTCCGGCGCAGTGGCGCAAGTGTGGGAAGCCTTTGGTGATGTTGCGAATTACATTGAGCCATTCGCAGGCAGCGCCGCCATGCTGCTGGCTGCACCGGCTGGCAAGCGCATCGAAACCATTAACGACTTTGACGGCTTTGTGGCCAACTTCTGGCGCGCCATTGCGCATGACCCCGAGGCCGTGGCGCACCATGCCGACTGGCCAGTGTCGGAAGTGGACCTGTTTGCCCGACATTCATGGCTGGTGCGCCAGACGCAAGAGCTAACAGACAAGCTCCATGCCGATATTGATTTTTACGATGCGCGTGTGGCGGGGTACTGGTGCTGGGGTGCGTGTAATTGGATAGGCTCAGGCTGGTGCAGCGGCACCGGCCCCTGGGTGTACGACGGCGCGGCCATCATCGACAACCGCAAGCTCCCGCACCTCGGCGATGCCGGGCAGGGCATCAACCGCCAGCTCCCGCACCTGGGCGATGCCGGGCGGGGCATCAACCGCCAGCTCCCGCACCTGGGCGATGCCGGGCAGGGCAGCGAACACCCGCGCACCACCTTTATTCGCGAGTGGATGCAAGCCCTACACACCCGCTTGCGTGACGTGCGTGTGACCTGTGGCGACTGGCAGCGCGTCGTCAAAGACAGCGTTACCACCCGCCACGGCCTGACCGCCATCTTCCTCGACCCCCCTTACGAAAAGGGCGCGATGGATTACGGCGCAGGCGGCATGAAACAAGGCATTGCAAAAGACGTGCAAGCATGGTGCGCTGCCAATGGCGACAACCAAAAGTTGCGCATTGTCCTGTGCGGCCACGTCAACGAACACGATGAATTGCTGGAGCATGGCTGGCATATCCGCAAGTGGAAGGCCCGCAAAGGCTACGCATTGACCGCTGAAGCCGTTGCCAATAGCGCAGGTGAAACCCTGTGGTGTAGCCCGCATTGCGTGTCAGTGCAGCAGCCATCCAGGCAAGCAGAGTTGGAGGCCGCATGAAAGCTGGCGCAATGCGCGACCGAATCACCGTCCAGCAGCGCTCTAGCGTACAGGATGAACTGACCGGCGAAATCGCGCTCACCTGGGCGAACGTCGCGCTTGTGTGGGCGAATGTCCAGTTCGTCAACGGCATCAGCGCCATCAAGGCGGGCATGGACACCAGCAGCGTGAAAGCGTCCATCCGTATGCGCTACCGCGCCGGTATTGATGCCAGTATGCGCGTGCTGCACGGCAGCGAAACCTATGCCATCGAGGCCGTGATACCTAACAAGCACAGCGGAACCATTGACCTGATCGTGTCGGTACAAAATGCTCAAAGTTGATTTTGACACCGCGCCCCTGATGGCAAAAATCAGCGGGCTAGAAGAAAAGATCAAAGAGGCCGTGCGCCCGGCTGCATTTGCAGGATCAGATTTACTTTACAAAGAAGTCAAGCAACGCGCATTGACAGTCGGCGGCTCCAAGCGGGTAGCTGCCGCTATCTATCAAAAGTTTGTTGTCACCAGTGCCAGTGGCGCACTTGGCGACAGCGCAACGTATCACATCAGTTGGCGCAAAGGCGACTCCAAAAACAACAAAAAAGGCCACGCCGGTGAAGGCGCACTGCCAACCACCACGATTGGCTTCTGGATCGAGTTTGGCCGCTGGCAGCGCTACATGGTGCGCACCGACAAAGACGGCAATTGGTACACCGTCAAGCGCCCGGAAAGCGTAGGAAAACCAGCGCCAGGACGCGATGCATCACAGGCGCAGAAAGATGCGTACTGGATGCCACGCAAGGATGGCCCGGTGTACTGGTTGCCGAAGTCATTTCTTCGCTCCAGCTATGAAGCAAAGAAAGCTGAAGCCGCCCAAGCCGCCAAAGCGCGTATGGCAGAGTTAATCCGCGAGGCATTGCAATGACCATCGAAGCACTGGTTTACACCGCGCTCAAGTCGCTCTGCGCCAGCCGCGTCTATTTTGACGTTGCCCCAATGGGTGCGGCCATGCCGTACATCACCTTTACGCAAGTCGGCGGCGAGGCCATCAGCTACCTTGAAAACACCGTGCCAACCCTGCAAAACGGTCGCTTTCAGTTCAACGTGTGGGGCAACAGCCGCAGCTCGTGCAGCGCACTGATGGCGCAGATTGAAACAGCGCTGGTCACATCAACAGCATTTCAGGCGCGCCCGATTGGCGCGCCGCACAGCCTCTACGACAACGACATGCAGTTGTACGGGGCAATGCAAGATTTCAGCGTGTATTCCGCAAGGTAGCACGCGAACCAAGCAATCGAACGAACCCGCCAAGTGCGGGTTTTTTCATTTTGTGCCCGCAAAGGGCTTTTAACCAGCCGCAGCAATGCGGTTTTTTTACGCCCATTGCGGGCAGATTGTTAGCCGGGATACCCGGCAGAAAGAACCACCATGGCTTCAGTCCCAACAGGTACTATCTATTCGATAGCAACAGTATTCGCCGCTGCAAAAACAGTCAGCGATGTGTCAAACGCAGCAGAGGCATCCATCTCCTGCACCGCCCACGGTTTTGCCGTTGGCGACATTGTGCAACTTTTCAGCGGCTGGGGTCGTCTCAACCGCCGTGTCGTGCGCATCAAATCCGCCACCACGGATGCATTTGTTGCCGAAGGCATCAGCACCTCAAACACCGAACACTACGCGGCAGGCTCCGGCGGCGGCACGGTTCGCAAGGCCACCACCTTCCAGCAAATCAGCAAGATTCTCAACCAGCAAAACTCTGGCGGCGATCCCAAAAACGTCACCGTCAAGTTCCTCGAATCTGACAACGAAGAAACCATCTTTGACGGCTTTTCCGCCGTCACTGAATCGTTTGACATTGACGCTGACGAATTTGGTGGAACGGCATATGCCGCCTTGGTGGCGCTCACCGAAGTGCAGACCGACACCGTACTGAAGAAGACGCTCAAGTCCGGCTCCATGATCTTTACGCCCTGCCGCATTGCGTTGAATGAGAACGTGAAGATGTCTGACGGCCAGATCATGACCAACGGCGTGTCAATCAATGGCAACGGCCGCATCACCCGCTACGGCGCGTAAGTAAGCAAGTCCCCAAACCCGCTAGAGCGATCTACGCGGGTTTTTTTACGCCCGCTTGGTAGCACCTCGTCGGGTTTTTTTGTTTACATAAGGAAAATTACCATGGCACGTTTAGTCCTCGGAAAAACCCCCGCAACATTCAAGCCGTTCGCTGTCAAATTCACTCTGCCGGACGGCGTTGAAGATCAAATTGTTTGCACGTTTAAGTACATGACACGCAGCCAATTTGCCGCATTTTTGAATGAACTGTTTCTCGAATCTGGCGAAGCAAAACCGGACAAGGACGAGAAAGTTGACTTCGAGAAGATGTTCGCAAAAGGCGGCGAAAAGACAGTCGCACACCTTACGAAAATTCTTCACGACTGGGACCTGGCAGAAGAAGTAAGCGCTAAAAATCTCGCCACATTGCACGACCAAGTGCCCGCCGCCGCAGCCGCCATGACTTCGTGTTTTTCCAGCGCAGCGACCGAAGGCAAACTGGGAAACTAAAGGACGGTATGCGGGCAATGTACGCCCGCATACCAACCGAAAAAGAACTGGTAGGCACAGGGTTCGTTCCAGCCGACTACGAAACAGACGAATTTGAAGTCTGGCCTGAAAACATGCCCGCCATCAACCTGTTTAGCGTCATCTCAACGCAGTGGCGAACAGGCGGTATGGGTGGCGCGACAGGCCTTGATTACAACGTGCTATTTGCCCGCATGGAGCGCCTGAAATTATCCGAACGGGATTACGAATGGCTGTTTGACGACATCCGCGCCATTGAGTCAGAAGCCTCATCCATCATCAACCGAAAAGACTGAAACACCATGTCCGACGACCTGCTAACGACGATACGGTTTGAAGTTGATGCAAATGATGTAAGCACGGGCTTAACGTCCATAAAAACGTCAATTGCTGACCTTGGCAAAAAAACAAGAGAAATCACAAAGGGCATCAATGATCAGCTAAAAACCATTGGTGACTCAAATCTTGACGTGGGCGCAAAGAAAGCCACGAAGGCAGTTGTACGCGACATGGCCGAGATGGCAAAACAGCTTGCATCCACCGGCTCTACCGTTCAAAAAGAGTTCAAAAACATCGACAAGTCAGTCGATGAAGTTTTCGTAAATCTATCCGGGAAAGGCGTGCCCACAAAGGCTATTGACGCATACTTCAAACTGCTAACACAAGCCCAAAGCGTTGCGCGAAATCAGGCGGAAGCAGCCGCCAAATCAGCCGCAGAACAAGCGACTGAAACACAGCGCCTAATCGCCGTAGAAGATCACTACGCGTCACTGAAAAATCAGCACGCAGCGCACAACAAAGCCATTGCCGATGCCACAGCGGCATCCTTGCGCGAAGAACTTGCATTGCTTGCATCCATCAACGATGCCACCCTGCGCATCAAGACGACCGGGCGCGCAGCGGCTACACCATCGACGTACTACGAGGCCAAGGCGGGCGTAGCACCATCGGCCAACGTCAACGCCGCACTGAATGCCATGAAGGCCGAAGAAGCCGAAATAATCCGGCTAAACAAACTCAAAGCGGACAGCGCACTACTTGAAGAAACGCAAACCAAGGCCACCCGTGACCGCGCCGCCGCGCTCGTTGCGTACTACACCGAAGCGCAAAACGCAGAGCTAAACCTCATTCACACCGGGCGCGCCAAATCATCGGCCATGCTCGTTGACAAAGGCCAGCGCCTGGGCTTTACCGATGCCGAAGTAAACGCCGCCGTTGGCAACCTGAAAAAGATCGAAGCCGCCAACGCCGCCGCCTTTGCATCAGCTAACCCGCATCTCGGCAAACTCAAAGATCAAGCAGATGCCGCCGGAACATCCGTCAAAGGCTTGAATGCAAACCTGCGCAACGTCCCGGCGCAGTTCACCGACATCATCGTGTCGCTGCAAGGCGGGCAAGCGCCGCTCACGGTTCTGTTGCAACAAGGCGGGCAACTTAAAGACATGTTCGGTGGCACCGGCAACGCGGCCCGCGCGTTGGGTGGCTACGTCATGGGCTTGGTCAACCCGTACACCATCCTGGCCGGTGCGGTGGGCACCCTTGCGCTTGCCTACATGCAAGGCGCAGCCGAATCCGAAGCCTACAACAAGTCGCTGATCATGACCGGCAACGCCGTCGGAACCACCGCAGGACAACTCTCGCAAATGGCGCAAGCCGTAGCGCAAGCCACCGGCGGCACGGTGGGCGCTGCCGCTGAATCATTGGCCCTGCTGGCCGGTTCAAGCAACATCGCCGCTTCGCAATTCGAGAAAATCACCGCCGTTGCAACACAGATGGAACGTGTCGCAGGCGTAGCCATCAAAGACACCGTGGCGCAATTTGCCGAACTAGGCAAAGACCCGGTAGCGGCAAGCGAAAAGCTCAACGCCAGCACGCACTACCTCACCGAAGAAATCTATCACCAAATCAAGGCGCTTGAAGATCAAGGCGACAAGGCCGGGGCCGCAGCACTGGCGCAAAGCGCCTACGCAGACGCAATGAGCCAACGGATACCAGCGCTTGCACAGAATCTTGGGATTCTCGAACAAGCGTGGAAAGGCATCTCAGGTGCGGCAAAATCATCATGGGATGCCATGCTGAATGTTGGCCGCGAAGGCAACATCATGGCCGAACTGCAAAAAGCCATTGCCGTGCGCGAGGGGTACTTGCGCAACAACGTAACCGGCGATGTGCCAACGGATGACGCGAAGCTCAACGCATTGCGCCAGCAATTGATCATGCAGGAAAAGGGCGCAGGCTACGAGGCACAAAGTGCAGCCGCGCAAAAAGCAGCCGCAAAACAGGCCGAAGCCAGCATAGCGCTATCCAAAGAAGCCGAAAAGAACGCATCCAAGCAAGTGCAGATGGAGCGTGAAATCGCCAAGGTGCGCGAACAATACAACAACAGCGCAAAGAATGCGCAAGACACCACAAACTACGAAGCGTCTATTCTTGGTATTCAAAAGCGTTTCACCGAATCAGCCAAAGCGGTTCGCGCCCACAAAGAAGCCATAAGCGAAGCCGACAAGGGTTTGAAGCTGTACTTTGACCTCATGGATAAAGGCGCAGGCTTTACGGCTACATGGTCAGAGCAAGTCAATCAATTGCGCGCCTCACTGGATACTGGCGGCATAAGCCAAGAGAAATTCACCGCAGCGGTGCAAGAGCTTTACAGCAAGCAGCCGCTGGTGATAGCCGCCATCAAAGAACAAGAAGC